TGGCCTACACCCTCGCCTAAACCATCCACTCCAAAGGGCGGCGGGGCTTTGTGTCTCGCCGCCTTTTGTGCTTAAAACGACATGGCCGCAACCGCTACAGAGATCGCAAACCTTGCCATTGCCCATCTCGGCGGGCGGGCATTGACGGCGCTTTCCACCGACACGACGCAGCAGGCCGCGAGCCTGCGCAAGTGGTGGAATCCAGAAGGTTCGCCCGCTGTTTACACCGCGCTGGATGAGATTCTTCGCGCCCATCCTTGGAACTTCGCGACGAAGCGCAAAAGGCAGCCGATCACCTATGCTTCACTGTCTGGCGGATCGGCTGTCACGACTTCGAGCGGACTGATCAAACTCACACACGTTGCGCACGGACTCGTCACGGGAGATCGCGCCTATGTGAAGGATGTCGAGGGCGTCACGGCTGCAAATGGTCAATGGTACGTCACTCGAAGCGACGCGGACAATTTCACGTTGGATGACTCGGTATTCGCTGGCACCTACACCGCCAGCACCGGCAAGTTTGTGATGATTCCACAGTTCGCTTTCGACTTCCAGCACACGCCGCCGACTGACTGCCTGCGCCCCATTTCGATCAACGCAGACGGTGGAAATAATGAGGACGACGGTTCTGATTTCCTCATCGAGCAGGGTTTGCTGCTTTGCGATGACGAGACGATCAACCTGAAATACATCGTTCGCATCACGGATGTCACCGATTACCCGGCTGATTTCGTCACCGCGTTCTCATACCTCCTGGCGTCCTACATCTCACAGGATACCAGCGGAGCCAGCGGCAAGGCGGCAGAGCTGCGCCAGTTCTACGAAAAGGCCATCGTGCCGCCGGTCAAGGCCCGCGATGCCAACGAAGGCAAGGGCCGCAGGATTCCGCCTTTCGATGACTCTCAACTCGTCGCGGCTCGCAGCGGCTACTCCTTCTTCTAATGGGCGCTCAATTCCAAACGATCAAAGCAGTCTTCAACGGTGGCGAGATGTCGCCGCTGATGGATGGCCGCACGGATTCAGAGAAGTATGCCACAGGTTGCCGCCTGTTGGAGAACTTCATCGTCCGTTCCTATGGCGGCATCTTCAAACGTCCCGGCCTCAAGTTTGGCCTGAAAAACACGGGCAACGCATGGATTCGGCTGATTCCATTTCGCCGCTCGACAACGATCAATTTCGTTCTCGCCTTCAAGCTCAACGAGATCAAAGTCTATTCCTACGCGGCAGGCGTGTTCACGTTGGTTTCAACGCTCACGACGACCTACACCGAGGCGGAGATTCCCGACATCCATTTCGTTCAACTGAATGACATCATGTATCTCACGGTGGCGACGCATCACCCGAAGATCATCACCCGCGCGACGGATGGAACATGGAGCTTTGCGAACGTGCCGTTTCAATTCGCGCCCGCGCTTGATCCACCGGATGACGCGGTGACGATGACGCTGGTTTATGATGCGAACGATTGGGTGACGCTGACAGCCTACGTTATCGGTGATTTCGTCCTGAATGGCGGGCTTCTCTATCGGTGCATCACGGCGAATTCTGACGCTGCTTTCACTGGCGCGAAGTGGACCGTTGCAAACTACCGTCAGCCTTGGAACGTGGATGCATCCGTAACGGCCTATGCCGTGGGTGATGTCGTGGAATACTTTGGATCAAACTACTGGTGTATCACGGCGCACGGTCCTGCCACATCCGCAAACCGCCCCGGCACTGGCGCTCAATGGGTTCTCATTCCATTCACTGATTACCGCCTGACGTCATCCTCTGCCACGTTCGACGCCAATGAAGTCGGCTCGACGTGGCAACTGTCTCCAGGTTCAACGAAACGCATGGTATTTGAACCATTTGGCGTGGCTGCTGCAACCGTGACAACGGCGGCGGCATTCATCCAGGGCGATTACTTGGTGCGAACGAATTGGAGTTCTGGCAGCGCGCCATCTTTGACAACTGTTCAGCTTCAAGAGTCCATTGATCGGCTCAACTTCACGACCATCAAAGAGTGGCGCATCCAGGGCGTTCAAGAAGGCACAATCAGCTACACCGCCACGGCTCCGAATACTGGCGGATGGTATCGACTCGTAACCATTCGCGACACTGGCGGGACTGCCGTTGTGGCAACGGATGATACGATGTCCATTGAGCCAGCCGTTGCCAAGCTCGACATTCCTTTTCTCATTCAGTCCTACGTCTCGACAACGCAGGTCCGAGGCATTCCGAAACTGGCCGTTGATTCGCTCATTCCGAACGAGGTCATCGGCGCGGCATTCCCGGTCTGGCGCAAGGGCGCGTTCTCCATCACTCGCGGTTATCCTCGGACATGCTCGTTCCATGACTCGCGGCTCTGGTATGCCTGCACAGCCACGGAGCCGATGCGTATCTGGGGTAGTCAGACAGATGACTATTACACGTTTCTCACGGGCGCACTCGACACGTCTGGAATTGACGTGACGATGGCCGCGACTCAGGCCAATGACATCCAATGGCTTGCCAGCTTCAAGAAAACGATGGTCATCGGCACCACGGGCGAAGAGTGGACAATGGACAGTGGAGATCAAGATAGTGCGTTGACGCCTTCAAATGTCCGACTTCGTCGCTGGAGTCGCTACGGTTCATCGAAGCATCAGCCGGTCCTTTCTGGCGATGGCCTGCTTTGGCTGACGCGAGACAATCGCCTGCGTGAGTTCGCCTATAAATTCGAGAGCGACGGCTACTCAGCGCCAGAAATGACGCTGCTGGCTGAGCACATCCCAAGCCGCAGCGATGTGGTTCAAATGGGCTATTCTCAATCGCCTGATCCTATCGTGTGGCTTGTTCATGCGGACGGAACATGGAGCGGATTCACCTATGACCGCGAGAACAACGTCACAGCATGGCACAGGCACCGCACCGGAGGCGCGGAGTATGGCGACACCATCAAATCGCTTTGCACGCTTTACAGCACAAGCACGGCGTCGGATTCGCTCATCTTCCTGACATCGCGCAACGGCTACGGGCTCGAATCAATCGACGGCGCGAACATGAACGCCGCCATGACCTCAGCGGATCTCAACTATGCCGCAGCGTCTCCAACGCAGGGGACACGCGGCAAGGCTGGATTCTACCTCGACGCCTATCTGACCGATTCAGGCGGTGGAAGCTCGACCACGATCATGTCCACAACGGCAAGCTCTGGAATGCAATCAGGCCGCGCGTGCGTCCTCGGTGTGACAGACGTGACGGCTACGGGTTTGCCGATCACCGCCACAGCGGGCGCATCTACCGTGACCTTCGCGGTGGCAAATGACGGTCTGATCTACAACTTCGGCCTGCCATATACCGCCTGGGCCATCCCTAACCGGATGGAAGTCCCACTTCGGGACGGCACCGCGCAGATGAAAAAATGGAGGATTTCAAGAGCAGCATTCCGTCTCTGGCGCTCGTTCTTTGGGCAGGCATTCCGAAAGACTGCCGATGTCGATTACACCTATGCCTCGCGCATCGAAACGACAGGAATCGACGCCTTTCCAATCTCACCAAACGATGCCGCCACAACGACGGGATACGTCAACGGTCAGACGCTTCCTCAGTCGCTCAATTTCGATTGGGGCAACGCTGTTGACATCGTAATCGCGTCGAAGCATCCGCTTCCGTTCAACCTGCTGGCGATGGTCCTCGAAGTGGAGCTTGATGGCACCAGTGGAGCCGGGGCTTGATATTTGGCGGGATGTGTGGAGAATGGCGGCTTTCAACACATCACCACTATGGACGACATACCCATTCCTGAGCGCGTATCATTCATCCGCAACATTTACCAGCAACTCAAACCTGGGCAGGAGGTCAAGGTTGCCGCCATGATGATTGATCCGGCATCGCTCGACTTCTATCTGAGCGGCATCTGCTCGGGCTACACGCACGGATACCGCATCCCTGGGGCACGCCCCGACGACTTCAAGAATTGGGCTCTGTTTCGCATGAAGGAGTCTCTGGAATCTGACCCGAAAAACCGCAGGGCATACGTTGATCCTGACCGGCGACACTTCTACGATTACGACACGTTCACGGGAATCTTCACGCTGAAGAATCGAGGATGACCATCAGAGCCTACACGTCCGCCGACTTCGACACCGTAGCCGAGTGGGCCAAGGCGCGGGATATGGTCCTTCATCCTGCGCTCCTCAGTCCGAATGGGTTTCTAGTCGAGGATGACACCGGGCCGCTCGCTGTCGCATTCTGCTACCTCATTTTCGATGTGCCGTTCGTCGCAATCGACAATCTATTCAGCAGGCCTGGAACGAGCCTCAAAGATGGGCGCGCGGCATGGGCGATGCTCTGGCGGACAGTGAAGGCGTTCCTTGCCAATTTGAAGGATTGCAAAGGGGAGCCGATAAGATACAAATATGTCCGTTCCTTTTGCCGCCCTGAACTGGCCCGTTTAATCAAGCGGGATGGTTGGAAGGTGGCGGATCGGCCATCTGTCCAAGTCCTCTATGAACTCTGACCATCTCGACTATCTGCCGCTCATTCCTGGCGGTCCTATTGGATTCTACCGTGCGACGCATCCGCCTTGCAATGAGGTCGCAACATGGATTGCGGTTATTGGAATTGCGGCATCGGCTGCGGGTTCATACATCTCCTACGACTCCGCGCAGACAGCATCGAAGCAGGCGGAATACAACGCCGAGGCGCAAGCCAACGCCATCGGCGAGGAACGAAAGCGGCAGGCATTGGAAGAGGACGAGAACCGCCGTCGTGCCGTGGTCGAGCAACGCCGATTCCGTGCTCAACAACTCGCGGCCATGTCCGGCAATGGCGCAATGCTCGGCACAGGAACGAGCCTCGCCATCGAAGCCGACACTTGGGCAAAGCAGCAAACGGAACTGGCCGATCAGCAACGCATGGCCGAACTCTCACAGCGCAGCCTTGCCTTTCAGCAGTCGAATACCCTCGCGATGGGCGGACAGCAGGCGGATGCGCTTCGACGCGAAGGAACCGGCGCGGCTATCTCAGGGCTGGCCTCTGCCGCTGGTGGATCGTATCAGGCTTTCTCGACTCGTCCGCAACCCGCAGCGGGTGGATCAACGGTGCCGTATGGCTATCAGGCAAAAGGCGTGTCTCAGCGTCCAGCCGGAATGTAATCATGGCCCGAATCCCCATCCTAAACTCTCCCGGTCAACTCCAGACGGGCAATCAAACGCTGCAAACCGCGCAGCTTCCCGCCGTCACGAATGCCAGCATCGGCAAGGCTTTGGGTGAGCGTGGTAAATCTCCGACTGTGGCAAACGTGGCCTTCGACATCTCGGAAAAGGCGAAACACGCGAACGATGTCACGCATCTCACGAACGCGAGCCTCGAAATGCAAAAGGCGCAGTTGGAGTTTGCCACGTTTCAGCAGGGCGAGGCGGATGAATCGAAATGGCTTCCCAAGTGGCAGGAACTCACGACCAAGATCGAGGGCAATGTCAGCAAGATGCCGCTCACGCCAGACGCTCGCGCTCAACTCACAGATCGATTCTCGAAGTGGAGCACGAACGGCACGATTGCAGTTCAGGCGGAGGGATTCAAGCAGGCGGGAGTGCGGATGGAGGCATCTCTACAGGATGCGGTGACGAGCAAGAACTACCCGGCGGCATACCAGAACATTGACGATCAGGTCGCCAACAATCAGCTTCTGCCGGAGCAAGGAAAGCTCAGAAAGACACAACTCCGCAAGCAGGAACTCGACGACAAATATAACGATTTCCTGGCTCAAAAGGAGATGCTTCTCGGTCAGTCTGGCGGTGACATCGCGTCCATTGAAAAGCTCGAAAAGGTTCTCGACAATGCTCGCGACACAATGACTCCGGCTCAATATGATCTGGAGCGCTCCGTCCTGCTGGACCGCAAAGAGGATGCTGTTGTCGCGCTCGACACAAAAGACAACCCGAAGCAGGTCATTCTCAGGCTGGACGAAAAGAAGGCGGATGGAGAGTTCTTCTATGCGCCGAATCTCAAAACTCCGCAGCAGCGCGAACGGTTGAAAAACAACGCTCTCGCCAGAGTCGAGAAAATCCAGTCTCAGGAGAAATACAACGCAATGCTCGGCATTGTCAGCGGCAGCGTGAAGACTTTTGATGAGGCTGAAGCGCTGATGCCGCAGTCCGATCTTCTGCAAAAGAACTCCATCAAATCCATCTTCGACAAAAAGCCACCGACTCAATACGAGGCGCAGATTCTCCGCCGCGCACTCGACACGGCCATTGATAATTACGACGCATCGAAGGATGACAATTCCGACAAGATGTTCACCATTGTTGACACCATCAACCGCCTTGATCTCTACGATGAAAAACTGACCAGACATCAGCGGGACAGGTTCTACAAAAAGGCGGACAAGAAGGCTCCGCCGAGTCCGATGGAATCGGAGATTGCCAATCATAAACGGTTCTTGTCCGCCGTCTTTGAGCCTAAACTAAAGGCGATGCTTGATGACGAAGGCAACGTGCCAGAGGGCAAGATGCAGGAATACAGGGAAATCCTCTCCTACCAAGACAAGCTCACATCTGACTTTGAGCAGGAGGTCAATCAAGGCACCATCAAGAACCGCGTGGACGCAAGAAACCGCTCCATTGAACTGCTCCGCCAACCATACGCCGACAAGACCGCTGAGTTCTGGCGCTATGCTCCATCCGCTGAAGAGTTGAAGGATGTGGATGCAAAATTCAGAGCGCTTCAACTAGGTCACTGATATGCCCATTACCGCACCACTAAACAGGCAGCAAGCCGACGCCAGACTGAGGGATTCTTTCGTCACTGAGGACTTTGGAGACTTGGAGGGCGAGGTTGAAGATTACCCATTCCCAGGGAAGAAAGAGTTCCTGAGGCAGTCGGCGCTTTCGGCGTGGAGCGAGCGATTGACTGGCAATCCAATCAATCCTTTTGAGCCGAACTGGCAGGGCATTAAAGATGGCATCGCGAAGGGATACTTCAAAGATGATACGGCGGAGAACATCACCGACGATGACCTTTTCTCTCGAATCTCAGCGGACTATCAGGCGCGTGAAAGTATCGCCGATGCGTCCATAATTGCCGCCGCCCGTGGTGAATCATGGCTCGGTCGCTTCCGTGAAGTCGAGGCTGCGAGCGCCGGAAAGATGCCGCCGGGCAAGCAGGTTGATTACCTTGGGATTGCCCATCAGGTTCACAAGGAAGTCTCTGAAATGTCCGCTCCATATCGCGGCATCATCAAAGAGGTTTCCGCGAATCTCAGCGATGAAATGGATTCCGCGATGCCATCAACGGAGTCGTTTCAAAATGCCGCTGACTCTCTGCTTTCCGTCCCCATCAAAGACCGCCCGATGGTCATTAAGCTCATCGGCGCGGCGGGCGGCGCGACTCCGAAAGAGCGAGCCAGCTACCTTTCAAAACTCGCGGGCGCAATGGGCCGAATCACGGAAACCATCGGCGCGAGCGTTGCGGGTTCGATGACTGAGGCGGCATTCTCTGAATCTGCGACATCACTCCGCGAGGCTGGCAATTTTGGCTTTGCAAAAGAGATGGAAGGCGAGGCGGACAAGCAGGGGCAATACCGCATCCTGACGCAGATGATCCGCCAGACGGCGGATCAGGAAATCAACCCCATCAAGGGCGATGGATGGTGGGGACAGTTGGGCATTGACGTTGCTCGAATGATTCCGCAAACGGCCATCACCATCGCAAATCCTGCGGTCGGATTCGGCGCAAACCTGACCTACTTCCAAGACACGCAGGCCGCGCAGGCGATGATGGAAGATCCAAACCTGACCTACAAGCAGGCGCAGGCTATCACGGCTCTAAGCGCGCCCGTTTCGGCTGCGGCTGAAACTCTCACGGCGCTTATTCCCTTCGGCAAAGTGAAGCTGCCGTATCTGTCCAAGTGGATTCAGGCTACCACGACAAGCGCGGGCGGGGCATTGAAGAATCTCGGCATCCGCGCTGCTGCTGGCACCGCTGGCGAGA